GTGACTTCGGTTCGGGTGGCTCTGCTGGTTCTTCCGGCACGACCGCTCGCACGAACGGCACGAACCGCACCTTCACTGAGACCGAACTCAAGACGGTCATCAAGGAAGTGTTCGAGTCGGGTGGTTCGCCGAAGATTCTGATGGTGACCCCGGCGCACAAGCAGACGGTTTCCGCTTTTGCGGGTATCGCTGCCCAGCGTTACATGGCTCCTTCGGATGCTCCGACGACCATCATTGGCGCTGCCGACATCTATCTGTCGGACTTCGGCTCGGTGAGCGTGGTTCCCAACCGCTTCATGCTGTCGGGCAACTCTGCTAACGAAGTGGCCTTCGTGCTTGATCCCGAGTACGCTGCTGTGTCCTATCTGCGTCCCTTCCAGACCATTGAGTTGGCGAAGAACGGCGACTCTGATCGCACTCAGTTGCTGGTGGAATACACCCTCGAGGTCAAGAACGAAGCCGCTCACGGCATCATCGCTGACCTGTCGTAAGCCGATTTATCGGTGACAACTAAGGGGGCAGGGGAAACTCAGCCCCCTTTTTCACATGAACATCAACGAAATCGCAAAGAACACCAAGGTAGTCCAGCGCAAGGCTCACGCCGCTGATGATGGCGGGATCGTGATCGAGAGTTCGCAGGATGTGGGTGGGATCATTGAGTCCAATAAGGCTCAATTCAACTCATACGATGAGCGCGCTCGATGGAGTGACCATTTATTTGGGAACAAGATCGCCTCTGTGCCTTTGGTGGTGATTGACGATCTCAACAAAAAGGGCATCATGCGGGGATTCCATGTGGTTGACCAGGCTCGTTTCAAAGAGTGGCTCAATCATCCTGACAACCGCGCATTCCGCACCCGTCCAGGGAGGGTCTAATGGCTATCTCCACCTATTCCGATCTCAAGACCGCAGTTGCAGACTATCTGGCTCGGTCTGATCTGACCAGCAAGATTCCTGACTTCATCACATTCGCAGAGAACCGCCTTCGCCGGGACTTGCGGATTCGTCAGATGCTCAAGCTGGTTAATGCGGCGATGACCGCTAATGACTCCACGCTATCGCTCCCGAGCGACTTCTTGGAGATGCGGGACATCCATCTGAACACCACTCCTAACTTTGCTTTGGAGTACCTCTCTCCCAATATCTTCTATCGCAATGCTGACGCAACAAACACGGGCGTTCCGAAGCGATATACCTTGTTGGCGAGTGATTTCCAGTTCGCACCGATCCCGGACTCTGCATACAACGTGCGGATGCTGTACTACGCAGCTCCGGCCTATCTGAGCGACTCCAACACCTCAAACGTGTTCCTGGCGAACTGCGCCGATGCGCTGCTCTACGCTTCTTTGGGAGAGGCAGAGCCTTACATCATGAATGATGAGCGTCTGAACACTTGGGCCGCGCTGTATCAAAGGGCAATTGACACTATCAACGCATCCGATGATCGGGGAGAATACGCAGGTGTTCCCCTGACGATGACTCTCGCACGGAGATAAATATGTCTGAAATCTCAAACTACCTTGAGAATGCGCTAATCAACGCAACTCTGCGGAACACGGCGTATACAAGCCCGACCACGGTTTATGTGGCGCTATACACCACAGACCCTACCGATGCGGATACGGGTACTGAGGTGAGCGGGAATGCTTATGCTCGTCAGAGCGTGACCTTCTCTGCTCCGTCCAACGGTGCAACGTCAAACTCGGCGGCGGTGGAGTTCCCTCAAGCGACTGGTTCGTGGGGAACGGTGGCCTATATCGGCCTTCGGGATGCATCCTCTGGTGGGAATCTGCTGTATCACACGCCTTTGGATGCCTCCAAGACCATCGCAACGGGTGATGTGTTCCGCATCGCCATTGGCTCGCTGACGGTTACGATTTCGTAATGGCCGATCTCTACCCACCGTGGTCGATTGACTCCCTTGATAACCTCAAGGCGAGTCTGGATGACCTGACTCTAACGCTTGATTCGCCTCTATACATCACAAGCGTTACTCGGTGGGATGGGGATGCCTCTGTCGCTGCTTCTGCGAGTGTTACGGCAAACGGAACACGGGTTCAGTTCGGAGCAGGATCGATTACTGCTGATGCAGCGGTAACGGCTCAAGGCATCCGGGTTCAATTCGGCGCTGGTTCTTTTGAGGGATCGGCCTCGGTTGTTTGTAGTGCAATCCGGGTTCAGTTTGGCTCTGGAGACATCATCACTACATCGGTGGTGACCTGTCTCGGTGGATTGGTTGCGAGCGGTCAAGCCAGCGTCACGGCAGAGGCCACGGTCACTTGCGTAGCGAATGCGACCTTCTCGGCGTTTGCCTCGGTCAACGCTCTGGCCTCGGTTGGGTGTCTTGCAAATAAGCAAGGCGACGAGTGGAGCAATGTCCAGGTTGATGAGAGTTCATGGACTCCTGTGACCGATACCGAGACAACATGGGATGTCGTCGCAAGCAATTCCGACACATGGACTGATGTTACAGACACCGAAACGAACTGGACTCCAGTTGCCGCTGCTGGTGGAACATGGGTGAGGGTGTGAAATGCCTGAAACTAAGATTACATTCGGAGAGTGGTTGCCAGATCAACCAGGCATCGCTGGTGCGCTTCAAGCCGCATACAACGTCTATCCTCAGCAGATTGGATATGGCCCTATCCCGAGCCTGACGGACTACTCAAACTCGGCCTCTGAGAACCTGACTCGCGTCTTCTCTGGGAAGATCAGCAGCACTTCCACGATGTTCGCCGGAGGTGCGACCAAGCTCTTCAAGTACAACTCGACCAACCGCAACCTGGATGATGTGTCCAAGGTTGGTGGGTACACAGGCGGGAATTGGAGCTTTACCCAGTTCGGTGATGTGGTTCTTGCCGCGAACAACTCGCAAAAGATTCAGTCTTTCACCCTCAACAGCAGCACCGCATTCGCTGATGTTGCGGCGGCAGCTCCGGTCTGTAAGTATTTGACTGTTGTCCGTGACTTCGTGGTCGCGGCAAACATCTCGTCTTATCCGAACCGAGTCCAATGGTCTGACATCAACGACGAAACGGATTGGACTTCCGGGCCGACCTCTCAGTCTGACTTCCAGGACATTCCTGATGGCGGGGATATCCAGGGGATAACTGGTGGAGAGTTCGGGCTTGTCCTGTTGGAGAAGTCTGTAGTGCGGATGACCTATATCGGCTCCCCGCTTTACTTCCAATTCGACACCATTTCTCGTGAGATCGGGTGCTATGAGCCTGGCTCTGTTACCCAGTACGGGAATATGACCTTCTTCCTATCGGATGACGGGTTCTATATGTGCGATGGCCAGAGAGTCTCGCCAATCGGGGCTGAGAAGGTAGATCGGTGGTTCTGGAACGATCTCTCTCCCTCGTATACGAAGTTCAGCGCAGCAATTGATCCGGTCAAGAAGGTAGTGATCTGGTGCTATCAGAACACCAATGCAGGCTATTCGCTCTTGGTTTACAACTGGCAGCTCAACCGCTGGTCTTATGGAGCAACTGCGGCCTCTTACATTTCTTCGGCAGCGACTTCTGCTGTGACCCTTGAGGGTCTTGACCTGTTCTCGGCTTCAATTGATGCGCTTGGCGTGTCTTTGGATGCTCGTCAATGGCTCGGTGGACGGTTGGTTTTCGCCGGGGTTAGAGATGCCAAGATTGTCACCTTTGAGGGCCAGCCTATGTCTGCCTTCATTGAGACTGGTGATCTCTCCTCCATCGCAAGCATCATCACCTTGGCGCGTCCCCAGATTGATAACGGGTCTGCGACCGTGGCGGTTGCCTCTCGTGAGATGCTAGACGACGACATCATTTACTCGACAGCGGTTGCCGCGAGTGATGAGAACCGAGTCTCTCTGAGAAGCTCCGGCAAGTACCATCGCGTGAAGGTTGTTCCTACTGGCAACTGGACAACTATGGCCGGGGTTGATGTGAACATCGTCGGGAGGGGCCGTCGATGATGTTTCGTGTTCTCCCCCCGTTTGGCGCTGATCCTCGAGGCATTTCCGAGGTAGTCAATGGGTTGATGAATGGCAAGTCCAACAACACGGGGACTGTCACTCTCGCCACGGGTGGGGCATTGACCACGACTCTCTACGATGAGCGGATCAGCACAGACACGAAGATCGTTCTTCTCCCGTTCTCTGCTGCGGCATTTGCCGATCAACTCCCTTTCGGGGCGTTTCAAGACACAACCGATCAGACTGCGGCATCTACGACTGCGGCCTATGCGGTCACCCTGAACACGACTGATTACTCAAACGGTGTCACGGTCTCCAACAGTTCTCGGATCAACTTCAAGAACCCTGGGACGTATAACATCCAGTTCTCGCTCCAGTTCGCTAACGCCGACTCACAGATTCAGGACGTTGACATCTGGTTCAGGAAGAACGGGACTGATGTGGCCGGGAGTAACAGTCGGTACTCAATCCCCAATAAGCATGGCAGCATCAACGGCCATCTGATCGCGGCTCTGAATTACTTTATTGAGTTGGTGGCGAATGACTACATGGAGATCATGTGGGCGACAACCTCGACATTGGTGACGCTTGAACAGCTCCCAACTCAGACAAGCCCCACCCGTCCGGCGACTCCTAGCGCAATCGTGACGGCAAACTGCGTATCAATGGCGAGCATTGCAAATGTGTACGTTTCATCGCAGACTCAGGGATCGGCAACTATCAGCCATTACGCTAATTCCACAGCCGATAAGACCTTTGCTTACATTTTGGTGGGATGATGGAAGTCCGATTGATTTCCCCCAACGATCTGCGACAATGGTGGCGATTCGTCAGACCAGGACTGGAGATGATTCTCCACAAGACCCCGGAAGGATGGATTCCCGAGGATGTCTACACAGACTGTTTTAACGGGAAATCTATGCTCTGGGTCGGCCTGGTGGATGCAAGGCCAATCGGGTTCATGGTTCTCCAGCCCCGAAACGACGCACTCCATGTTTGGTGCGCGTACCTTTCCGAAGTCGGATACTTCGACGCAGGCTGGCAGCATCTTATGAACATTGCTCAACACGGTGATGCAAAACGCCTCACTTTTGAATCTTGGCGACCTGGTTGGGCCAGAAAAGCCAAACAACTAGGTTTTAAGCCCCGCTCGTGGGCGCTGGAGGTCTAAATGGGTGGTTCTACTCGAACTCAAACGACAACGAACGAACTCGATCCCGCAGTCCGTCCGTACGTCCAATATGGTCTGAGCGAAGCCCAACGGCTCTATCAGACCGAAACTCCTCAGTATTACCCTGGGCAGACCTTTGTCGGGCCTTCCGCGCAGACTCAGCAGGGCTTGACCGCGCTCCAGAATCGGGCGATCTACGGCTCTCCTCTGCTTCCCGGCGCTCAACAACAGGCCCTCTCCACTATTCAGGGTCAATACCTAGGTGGAAACCCTTTCTTCCAGGGGGCATTTCAGCCTGCCGCGCAAGCCGCACAGCAGTCTTTCTTTGACGCGATGCAGAACATCAATTCGCAAGCGTCTAGGGCTGGTCGGTACGGATCGGGTGCGATGGGTCAGCTTCAAGACCGCGCTTCTGGGCAGTTGGCTCAGACTCTCGCGAATACTGCTGGGCAGTTGGCCTTCCAAAACTATGAAGCCGAACGCGCTCGCCAGCAGGCAATGATCGGTGGCGCTCCTGCTCTGGCCGCTGCTGACTATGGTGATATTCAGCAATTGATGGGTGCAGGCCAGACCGCAGAGCAGTATCAACAAGCCGCGCTCCAGTCCGATATCAATCGCTTCAACTTCCTTCAGGGTCTGCCGCAGTCTCAACTGAACCAGTACCTCGGGGCGGTTTATGGCGCTCCTCGGGGTGCTGTGCAGACGACTCCTGTCTATACGAACCGCGCTGCTGGCGCTCTTGGTGGCGCTCTGGCTGGTGGTCAGATGTTCGGGCCTGTGGGCGCGATTGGCGGCGGTCTCCTTGGCCTTTTGGGTGGGTGATATGAATGAACTTTTTGCTCAACTTTTTGGACAAAGCCCGAGTTACGCTAATGCTCTTTTCGGAGAGGATGAAGCAGCTCGTCTTCGGCAACAAGCCCAACAGCAAGGACTCCTGAATGTTGGTCTATCCTTACTTGCTGGGGCTGGCCCTAGTCCTCAGCGTCGCGGTGTGGGTCAACTTCTGGCGCAGGGTGTAGCCGCAGGCCAGCAGGCTTACCAAGGAGCCTACGACAAGGCTATGCGGGATCGGATGATCCAAGAGCAACTGGCAGAGCGTCAGCAGGCTCGAGCAGAGCAACAGGCCGCACAAGCCCTTTTGCCGCAGATTCTCCGTCCTGGCGCACAGACTCCCACCTTCTATGGTCAACCGACGCAGAGGTCTTTGCGCGATGACGAAGGCAACATCATGCCTGGTGCTGGCGTAAGTGTTGGTCAACCTCAGATCGACATGAACACGCTTCAGCAGTTGCTGACTCGTGCCCCGAGCGTGGCTGGTAAGGTTCTGCCGACTGTGGAAGCCTTCCGCAAAATGACCGCTCCTCAAGAGTTTGATCTTGCAGAGGGCCAGGTTCGCTATCGGGTTGATCCGAATACGGGCCAAGCTATGCCTGTGGCTGGTGCGGCGAAGACACCAAAGCCAACCTCTGATATTCAGGAATATGAGAAAGCAGTAAGTCAAGGTTTCAAGGGTTCGCTTCTTGATTACCAAATGGCTATCCGTCAGGCCGGGGCCACCAGGCTTAATGTTGATACGGGTGGCCGGGCATTTGAGCAGAAGGCTGGTCAGTTTGCCGCCGAAACATTCCGCGATCTTGCGAACCAAGGCACTACCGCTACCAGATCAGCAATTCAACTTGATCGGCTAGACACTCTTCTTGGCAAAACTGGAGGCGGTCTTGCCACCCAAGCTAAGGCTATCGCCGGAAACTTTGGTATCGAGACAAAGAACCTAAGCGAAATCCAGGCGGCTGAGGCAATCGTCAACCAGTTGGTTCCGTTGCAGCGCCCCCCTGGTTCTGGAACGATGTCAGATGCTGACCTTGCTCTATTTAAGCGGTCTTTGCCTCGCCTGATTAACACGCCTGCTGGTAACAAACAGATCATTGACACCCTCAGGGCAATCAATCAGTACGATCAGCAGATCGGTGCGATTGCTAGAGATGCGCTAAGAGGGAAGATCACACCCGAGGAAGCTGATGCTCGAATCATGAGGGTTCCGAATCCTCTTCGCAGGACTTTGGACGAAATCATTGGAGGCTAACGGCAATGAGCAAACTTGATGAAGCCCGAGCCGCTGGTTACTCTGATGATGAGATCAGGGCTTACTATCTGAGCAAGGGACTAGAACTCCCGAAAGAGCTTCAGGTCGGAGAGACTCAGGTTACTGGCGCTCAATTGCCTAAAGCCCTGCGAATGGGCATGACGGCACTTCAAGGCCCGACCTTTGGGTTTGGCGAGGAAATCACATCTGCCATCGCAGCGCCCATCATGCGTCGCCCTGGCGAGCCTCTGATGGATGCCTATGGACGCATCCGTGACATCCAGCGAGCTGGTATCCAGGCTTACCAAGAAGAGCAACCAATCGGCTCAATGGTTGTTCAGACTGCCGCTTCTTTGCCTCTTGGAAGGATTCTTCCCGCTGGTCAGGGATTGCGTGGTGCTGCGGTAAGCGGTGGTGTTCAGGGCGCTATCGGTGGGGCTGGTGAGGCTCCTAGCATGGCTGATATTCCTGCCGAGATGATTCAGTCTGCGATTGGTGGTGCTGGTGCTGGTGGCGCTATCGAGCAAACCCGCAAGATGGTTTCACCCGTGGTCGGAGCTGCGGCTACTCGTGCGGCAGGAATGGTTCCTGGGGCCATCCAAGACCTAATCAGCATGACTCCGGCTGACTATGCTCGTCGCCGAATTGCTCAGGCAATGATTCGCGATGGCGCAACGACTGAGCAAGTGCAGGCTCGCCTTGCCAAGTTGGGCGATGAGGCTGTCATTGCAGATGCCGCCGGGAGGAATCTGAAAGACCTTCTAGACACGATGGCGACCCTTCCTGGCCGCACTAGGAACATCACAGAGCGCGTGATTCAAAGCCGACAAGCTACCCGTGGTGGGCGCTTGGAAGGTGCGTCTAGAAGCGCGATGGGGGTTGGTGGTGAAGGGCTGGGGGCAACTGTAGAGGGTTTAATTACAAAACGTACAGCCGACTCCTCTCCGTTCTATCGACAGCTAGACCAAATGGTTGTGAGCGCAGATGATGACTTGGCTGGAATCTTGAACTCGGCTAGGGAACTCGGTGCTTTCAACATGGCGACAAGAATCGCCAAGGCCGAGCAGCGTCCGTTTAGTCTGAAGAAGATTGAGCCTGGCACAGAAGCGTCAATGGTTGATTTGAACTATGTCAAACAAGGCATAGATCAACTTTTGACCACCAATCAAGCGGTTGATGCTCGCGGGAAAATGACGCCGTTTGGACGGTCTTTGGTTGGGCTACAGAATCGCCTGCTCGCAAGACTTGATGATGCGACCATTGATCCTGATACGGGAGCCTCTGTTTATGCTCAGGCTCGGAGTGCATTCGCTGGCCCGACAAGAATGATTGAGTCGGCAGAGTTTGGCCGTACGGTTCTGAATCGCAGCCCTGATGAGATTCGCTCTGAACTCAGGCGCATGGGTGATTCTGAGCTTCAGGCTTTCCGAGTCGGCGCTCAGGAAAATCTCAAGATGATGGCCGGAACCCGCGCAGGGCAGAACAAGCTGCTCAATATGTGGGTTGAGCCTGATACACAAGCCAAGTTAAAAGAAGTTTTCCCGAGCGAACGGGCTTATCGAGAGTTTGTTTCTCGAGTTACTGCCGAGCGCAGGATGAAAGAGCTTGAGGCTTCTGGGCGCGGTTCACAGACCGCATCCAGGGAGGCCAGGATGGAGGATGTAGCTGCATCTCAACTTCAGGATACAGTCAATCTTGCCGCCGCTGCCAAGTCAATGGATGTCGGTACGCTGCTGAATATGATAACCAGCGGTATGCGTAGGACTGCGGTTCCTGAGCCTGTTCGAGATGAAATCGGGCGAATCCTATTGAGTCGCGCTCAAAGCGGTGATGAAATCCGAATGATTCGTGAAGCGATGGAAAGAATGCGCCGACAGCAACAAGTCCAAACCTCGACCAGCGGTGTAGTTGGGGGCCAATTCCAATCGGTTGCCGATCCGTTTGTTGAGACTCTTAAGTCTCTCCTTCAGTAAGGAATAAACCATGCCACGCGCAAAAATCTCAGAGTTTTCAACCATCCCCGGTGACAACACCGACATCGACGGAATCAACATAGCTGAGGGCTGCGCCCCGAGTGGTATCAACGATGCCATTCGTGAGCTTATGGCCCAGCTCAAGGACTTCCAGTCCGGCGCTGCTGGTGACAACATCACGGTTGTCGGAACGCTCGCGGCCAAGGGGACTTCTTCCTCTGGAGCCGATCTGAAGCTGTACGAGGACACCGACAACGGCACGAACTATGTTGGCTTCATCGCTCCTGCTTCCATCGCTTCTAACGTCCAATGGACGCTTCCGAGTGCTGATGGATCGTCCGGTCAAGCACTCCAAACAAACGGCTCTGGAACGCTCTCCTTTGCGACTCTGGGCATCTCTGCTGGTGGTACGGGTCAAACCACGGCCAACGCCGCTTTTAACGCTCTAGCACCTTCCCAGACCTCGAATGCTGGTCGGTATCTCAAGACTGATGGAACGAACACTTCCTGGGACTTGCTGGATATTTCCACAGCAGATATCACGGGAACTCTGCCTGTTGCCAACGGTGGTACGGGCATCACCTCATTCGGCACGGGTGTAGCTACAGCTCTGGGCATCAACGTCGGTTCTTCCGGCGCTTTCGTGACCAACGGTGGTGCTCTCGGCACTCCTTCGTCTGGTACGGTCACGAACCTGACTGGTACGGCTTCGATCAACATCAACGGTACTGTTGGTGCTACGACTCCTAACACGGGATCGTTCACCACCCTGACCACTTCCTCGACGGTCACGATCAACGGAGGAACCGCCAACGGAGTGGCCTACCTCAATGGGTCAAAGGTGCTGACCACGGGGAGTGCGCTGACGTTTGATGGGACGAATTTGTCGGTTGGTGGTAGCAACAGCCAACAGCGTTTAAATGTAGTTGTCCCCGTATTCACCACGAATGCGTCAGGCGGTATGCGTATCGGTGACAGCGCAAACAACTATTACGTTGACCAGTTGGTCACCACAGAC